ACCCACTTCAAGTAGGCAAGGTTGAGCGCGAGATCCTCGGCGATGGCGTTCAACAAATTTTTCATGGCGTCAGGCAATAGGCATCAGGCAATAGGCAATAGTTAAGAACCGAGTCGTTGAAAAAACTTGACCATCTCGGCGCGCATTTCGGTCTTGTCGTCTTGCTGCAAAAGGACGAACGGGCGCTCCGGGATTATCACTTTACGGCCGCGGCCGGCGTTGCCGCCGAACTGCTGGATCGCCGCATAGGCCCGCGCCGCCGGGCTCGTGCCTATCTCGACGTTTTTCGCACCGGGCTTCACCGCGATATTTTTCAGCTGGCCGGTTTTGCCGATCAGCGGCCGCGCATGGCCTTTGAGCTTCACCGTCACCCGCGACAACGGCACCCAACGAGCCGGCCGGCCGCCGACCTCGAAGTTGTGCGCGATCGACTCGTGCGCGATCTCGCCCCAGACTTTCATCAGGCGCGACGGATCGTCGACGCCGGATTTTAAATTTTTAATCCGGCGGCGAAACTCGGCGTCGTCAACTTTGACCGTCATGCCTGCCATTTTAAAAACCGCTCATTTTGTCGCGGTCGAAAACCCGCTCGGGTCCGAACACTTCGCCGCTCGATCCCTTGGTTGAGTCGGCCGGCGCCGGATCGATGCCGAGCGTCAAGGTGCCGCGGGCGATGTCTTTCAACTTGCTCACCGCGTCGTCGTAAGCCGTGCGCACGTCGGCCGGCACGCGCTGGCGGCGCCGCCAGAGCCGATAGATCGCGATATCGATGGCCAGCGCTTTGACGAGATCCGGGACGGGCGCAGCGATCGGCACGGCGTGACGCGTCGCGACATAACCGTTGACCTCCGCTTCCGAGTCGGCGATCGCCTTGGCGATCTTGGCATCGTCGGCGACGCCCATTTTGTCGTCATCGGTCAGCTGGACAAGCTGCTCCTCGGATATCTGCACGAGCAGCGCGGCGCGGTCGATGTAGCTCATGGGTTAAGTGGGCGATCGGTAGATCCCCTCTACTCGCTTTTTGTGCTGTCGGAGTTTTCTTCCGCCACAGGTTCACCGCTAAGCTTCTCTAGCGGTTTTTTTTCCGCGCCGGCTTTCTCGACGATCAGCCAAGGATCTTTGCCAACGACGGTAGGGACGATGTTCATCTTGACGATTTCGCCTTTGGTGAAAATCTTGCCGCCGCGATGGTAGACACCGGTCGGATGGCCGGGCTTTAGTCTCACTTCAAACATGTCGTTCTCCTTCTCTTCGCTATCCTCCCCCTCACGGGGGAGGATCGAGGCCGCGGTAAATCTCGACTGAGATTAGTTCGTGATCTTGATGCTGTACTGCCAGAGACCGTAGCCGAGGTTGTAACGAGCCTCGACGCCGAAGAGCCAAACTCCCTGAGTGAAGACCAACTCGGCCTGCATGTTGGTCATCTCGACCGGCACCGGCTCCTTGCGCATCTGGAGAATGAACGGCCGGATCGGCGCGCCGACGTAGTCGTAATAGTAGTCATTCACATCGGTGAGATACGGATCGACCACGTAGTCGATGCGCGTCTTGGGCACCGTCGATCCTGGCGCCGGGTTATTAAGCTCGTCGAAGACAGCTTCGAGCTGCGCCGGAATCGTTGCTTTCAAAGCCAAAGATCCCATGCGCCTGATTCGCGGCCGACCGCGATCGTCTTTGAAGGTGCGGAACTTTGCCAGAGCCGCAAAATAATCGGCGCGAATATTCGCCGCGGTGACTCCGGCGCCGGCGAAAACGTTGGCCTGTAAGCCGCTGTCGCCCTCGGCGTGGTCGGTGTCGTAAAAAAACTGACCGTCATAGCAAAGAGCAGAACTGCCGGCCACACGCGCGGACGAGAGTAGCTCGTCGGGATGGACGCGCGCCTCGACGCCGAGCTCCTGAATGCGCGGCGTATGGAGACCGAGCTTGTCGTCCTCGAAGTCCTTGCGCTTGATCGCGAGCGTGCCTTCCCAATCTTTATTTTTGATCAGGTAGTCGGCGCCGCGCAGCTGGTCGAGGGTTTTGACGTCGAGCCACTCTTTTATGCGAGGGGTGCTGCCGAGCCATTGATAAGTTTCCTCGCTCGCCTCCGAGGGCGCGAGCATGGCAATGCCCGGCCACATCGGTTCCGCCTTATCAAAGCTTTCCTTGAACGCGGCGTTGTAGCTTTTTTGCGCCGCGATGATCGATGATGAACTGAAGAGACCCATAAATTTACTTTCTCCTTTCGAATTTCAGTTAAAGCGGCGTTTAAACGCCGACGCCAGTCGGTTCGATCAATATCCAGCCCGAGGTTGTCGAGACGAAGTCCACCAGCCGGCCGGCCTTGATCGAATTGGTGCCGGTGGCGTCGTCGAAGGTATGATCGTCGACGACATACATGACGGTGCCGACCATCGCCTGGGTAATCGAAGTGGCGTCCAACAAGAAAACGCCGCGACGAACGTTGACCCTGAGGTCGCCGTTAGAGCCCGCGCTGTTGTCGACGGTCTTTTCCGCGACGCCGACCACCTTGCCGCCGGCCGCATCGGCCGCCGGAACGAGAAACCCCGACGAGTTGACCATTACTATCGAGCCTTGATAGATTTTCGTCGACGCTGCGATCGGATAACTCTGCAAGTCGGGATCTTGCCAGGTCGTGATCCGGTCCGTCGCTAACGCGGCCATCGCGAGAAAAACACCCGAAGCACCGGCCAGCTCGCCCAGCAATTCCGTTACAAACATGCACACCAGAGCGACGATCAGGAGATAGACCCCGGAGGCCGCTCGCTTGAAAAGTTTATTTTTGAGCTTCATCTTTCTTTTTCTCCTTTTGATTGCTGTTTAGGTTTTTGCCCGCGGCGATCTCTTAGTGCGAGTTGTACTTGACGAAGGTTTCCTTCGAGACGCCGATCTGCTCGTTGATAGACGCCTGCAAACTGTCGATCACCACGGTGCCGCTTTGTTTGCCCGGCAAAGCGGCCAAGAAATTCAACACCTTCGGCCGGCGCGCGATAAAGACTCTCATCGCCTGAAGGTCTTTATTGCACTCTTCGATGGCCCACTCGCGTTCATGCGGGTAAAGCTTTCCCGCCATCTCGTCCTCGCCCATATTGCAGGCGCGATCGACGAGCGAAGCGATCTCCTTCGCGCGCAAATCATCCTGGAGCGATCGATATGGATCGATCGAGACCGGGTTGCCGGAATGCTTGAGCGCGAGAATCGCCCCGCGCGCATCGGACTCGCTGGCGTCTTCTTCCAGCTCGAGCACTTCGAGCAGGCCGGCCGGCACGACCGCCTTCGGCCGCTTGGGCGGATCGAGCTTTGAGGCGGCGAGCTTGGACTTAAGCAACTCGACCGCCTGCGCTTCGCTAACTTCCTCGTCGGCCACGGACAGCCCGATGGCCGCTAAAAACTTCTTCCACATGGATAGCTCCTTTCGTTCTCCCTGAGTTTTTGTTTTGTCGATTTTCATTTCCGAAAAAATAGTTCCGTGCTCGAGGTCGATCTTGAGACCGAACTTGCGCATCGTCGCTTCGCCTAGCACCACGTCTTCGACGCCGTTCTCCAAGACGAGAAAGGTGTCCATGATCGTCTGGCCGGCCGCCTTAATCGCCAGCACCGCCATGTCGGTCACAGAGAGATTGCTGCCGTCGCCGATGATGATCTTGTAGGGCTTGGGCATCTTGGTAATCGTCGCGAGTTTTTCGGCCACCGAGCGCATGACGAAAGAGAGCGTCGCGCCGGTATCGAAGAGCACGTCGACGTCGGCCTCGCCCTTGTCGCCGCTGGCGCGCACGGTGGAGACCATCGATGCCATGCGCATGGCGGCCGCCTGCTTGGCCTTGTCGAGGGCAGCCTTGGCCTCCGCTTCCGTATCGTGCTCGCTGACGACCTGATCGTCCTGGGAGTCAACGCACCACTTGCCTTGATCGTTTTGTTTCACGTACATAGTTTTCTCCTTAAATCGCCTCGGTCTTGCCCGGATTGCCGGCGAAGCCTTTGTCCGGCGTTGGATAAACGAAACTCGTCGACTCGGTCACGCTCCAGCCGCGCCGCTTGAGCAAGTCTTGCGAAACGCTGGTGACGGTGCAGTAGCAATTGAAACCGTTGGGCGGCATCCACTGATCCCAGAATGGATCGTCGACCGGCAAAATGACGCCGTGCTTTTCGCGGTGCGACGGCCGCGAGGTCGGCAAGAGCGCCGACACATAGCGAAGATAAGGGCGAGCGTCGACGACTTCCGGATCGGTCATCTGCTGCCACCGGCCGGCCTGATAGGACGTGTCGAGGTTGGTTTTAAAAACCGTGGTCCAATACCAGTCGGGATTCATCGGCTCGAACGACCTGCTCTTCGCCGCAGACGGCACCTGGAGCTGCGTCGACACCGCCGGCTTCGGCCGCGGGGTCGCTG